AGGCAACAACCCGGTGATCATGAGCTGGGGCGCTCGCCTCGGCGCGCGTGTGCTGGGCATCGCCTATGGTGCCGACAGCGTGACGTGGTGCGGGCTGTTCGCGGCGCATTGCGTCACGCAGGCTGGCCTGAAGCCGCCGCCCATCGCCATCCGCGCCAAGGCGTGGGCGTCGTGGGGTGAGGGGCTGTCGATGATGGCCACGCGGCCGCCACTGGGAGCCGTCGCCGTGTTCAGCCGCAGTGGTGGCGGGCACGTCGGCTTCGTCGACAGCGTCAACCGCGACGGCTCGCTGAACATACTGGGCGGCAATCAAGGCGACACCGTCAGCGTGCGCCGGTTCGACCGCAGGCGCCTCATCGCGCTGCGCTGGCCGAAGGGCGTGGCGTGGGCCCTGCAGGCACCGTGGGCTGCCGCCGCTGCGCCGGAGACATCGGGCGAGGGCTGAGAGTATTTTCACTGAGGAGGACTGACTATGGTTGACTTCGTTATTAAGCGTCTGCGCGAGCCGAGCACCTACGCCGGCTTCGCCGGTCTGGCCGCGGCTGTCGGCATCGCCGAGCCGCTGTATCAGGCCATCTCCGCGGTGGTCATGGCCGTTGCCGGTCTTGCCGCCGTCGTGATGGCTGAGCACAAGGACTAACCGCGTGAAGCTCCTCGCGTCCCTGCTGAGCGTGCTCTCTACCATATTGACGTGGTGGAAGCAGAAGCAGCTCATCGAGCAGGGGCGCAAGGAGGCCGCGCTGGACGCTATCAAGGAGGTAGAGGCCCGTGTTGAGCAAGCTGAAGCGGCTGTGGCTGCTGCCGATCCTGTGCGCGACGAGCGCCTGCGTAAGCGGTTCGACCGCGCCGCTGGTGGTCAGTGACTACTGCCGCATAGCCAAGCCTATCGGTTATGATAGCCGGGTAGACAGCGCCGAGACGGTGAGGGCCATCGAGCTGCACAACTCGGCGTGGCTGTGCGTGTGCGAAAAGGATTGCCCGGTCACTCCGGCACGCGGATGAACACGTCGGTCGGTATCAGCACCACGCGCTCGACATCGCGGCTGTCGCCCCGGTCATAGCGCCCACCGGTGGACACGGTGTGCTCGACGGGTACCTGCACGACGCCCAGTTGATCCGTCCACTGCACCGCCAGTAACGCGTTAGCGCCCTGCGCGTCTATGGCGCACAGGGCGTGGTACTTGGCCTCGCTGAGCATGTACGTCGGGTAACGCTTGCGCGTGTTGCGCCGCACCTTGATCTCAACGACGCAAGGGTGATGGCGGAAGCGGAACACCGCGTCATACGGCGCGAAGCGGTCTTGAGGCGCAGTGGCCGTCAAACCGAATGCCTGCTCGAGCTTGGCCACGACGCCTGCTTGTCTGCCGCGGTCGGCATCGCTCTCGTAGATCGGCCTAGAGGTCACCGCGCTGTTCCGGGTGGCGGCGGCATTAGGTTGGCGTTCGCACGTTCGCGGCCATTGGCGCGGGCGGCGTCATAGATGGCGCGGCGGTGTTTGCGCAGCGCCTCACTAAAGCGATAGACGCTGCCGTAGCCGTGGTCGAACGCCAGCTCGCCAAGCGTCTTGTCGCCGATATCACGGTCAGCGGCAGGCAGCGTTGGCGCGGTGCCGGGCGGCCGGGGCGGGTGGTTGGTGCGGCGCGGCGGGGCTTCAGCCTCCTGCGCGGCGCGCTGGGCGGCCTGTACCTGCGCCTGTTGCGACTGGCGCATCTGCAAGAGCAGTTTCTCGCTGACGTGTATGGGCGACAGGCGCCCGTCCTCGCCTTGCCAGTAGAAGCGGCGATTGTGGATGACGGCGCGGCGGCTCATGCTCAGAAGTTCCACGGCTTGGCGTCATACTGCAGCGCGACGGCGCGAGCCGCGCGCCTGCCGTCAACGGCGTGCTCGCAGATGAAGTGGCGGCGGCCGTCCGACAGGACGCTGATGGTCAGGACGCCATCGCGGCGCTTGGTTGGGGCGGTGTAGTCGGCAATGCGTTCCATGGTCAGTTGCTCCTCGTTGGCGGGGCGCTGCCCCAGTTGATTAAGTGGTTATTTGTTGATCACGTCCGGCCTATCGAGACGAGGAGCCCGATCAGGTGCTGCGTGCGCGAAAACGCCTTGTCAGCAGATATCTCCAATTGGTCAGCGTCACTAACAAGGACGTGGGGGCAGAAGTCGTTCGCGGGGATGCGCGTGGCGTCTTCAAGGCTGCGGCGCAAATCGCGCAAGTCAATATCAAGCCCCTCGACCACGCGCTGAGCGCCGCTCAGCGCGTGCAGTAGTTTTTTGAGGTCGTCGCTGCGATTGATGGTCATTGGTCGTCTCCTTGTTGGTTAGGCAGTGTGGCTCCGCGTCCGGTGGGCTCGTCAATGCCAATGCCGGTGATGCCGCGGCTTTCGCAGAACTCGCGAAGTAGCAGCCCCGCGTCCGCAATACGCCATGCGGGTCGGTCAAGGCCCGTCGTGCCCGTGGCGCTGTCCAATTGAAGAAGTGCGGCGTGGAGCAGTGATCGTACCTGTTCGAGGCTCATGTTGTCGGTCTCCGTGTCGTGGGGCAGCGCCCCGGTTGACGTTGTCAGGTGTGGGGCCGTGGGCCCGTGGTGTCAACAGCTTTATGTGGTCGGCGTGATCTGCACCGTGCCGGCGAGAATGTCGATGCGGACGCCACGCGCTGCGTACAAGGTTAGCAAACGTGCTAACTGGTGGGCGGAAACATCGCCGGCGTTCTTCTCGAAACGCGCCAGTGTTATGCGCGGCACTGGCGCGCCGTCAGCGGCCTCTTGCTGTGTGATGTCTGCCGCGACACGCGCAGCGCGCATTAGATTGACGAGGGTGCCGCGGGATTGGGCGTCGGTCATTGTGGTGCGCTCCTTAATTAAGGGTCAGTAGCTGTCTGAGCCGTCTTGGCCGGACAGCCAGTTGCCGTAGGCCTCGGCGGCGCGCTCGGCCACCGCTGCGTCCACCAGTGCGTCGAGGCTCTCCTGATCGATGCACCACGCCTCAATGTCATCGATGATGTCGGCGCCCAACACCTCGAGATCATCGACGCCGTCGAACGTGTACTCGGCTACGACATCGGCCGTGCGCTCGACGCCCAGCGGGCACTTCCACTGGATGCTGACGGCCGAGGTGAGGGTGGGTGTGCGGAACATGTGGTGTCTCCTTGGTTGAGGGTTAGGCGCCGCAGAAGCCGCTGTCGCAGTCTGGCTCATCGTCTGTCCCCGGCGAGTACTGGCCCCGCTCCGAGTGCGCCCAGCGCATGATCTCGCGGATACCTTCAGCGCCTGCGTATGCTTTAGGCCGGAACATGTGGCGGCCGACTTCGCGCTCAAGCTGCTCTATCTGATCAACGCGCTCAGGCGAGACGTTACGCAGGTCTTTGCGGCTGCTGAAGATGCAGGGGCTGCACTCAAGCGAGCGGTGCGGCAAAAGCTCAAACGGCGTTCGAGCAATCAGCGCGTCGCGATCCTCGTCGCTGAACTCGGCTAGTGGCGACCAGAGCGGACGGCCGCCGTGGCTGGCGCTGATTGGCGTGAACACCGGCGTCCCCGCGCGGCGCAGGCTTTCCGCACGGCGCACGCCGTTCACGGCCGTGGCGCGGCAGTCAGGATCGTGCTGCTCGAGCCAGCGTTTCGCTGGCTCAATCTTGAGTTCGCCTGTGCAGAACTGCATGTGGCCCCGGGGAAATGTCTTACGCTTGCGTGCCAGATCTGCAAAGCCGATCGACTGCGTGCGGTGCACCTCAAAGCCAAGAGACGCAGCCCACGCTTCAGCGGCTTCGACGCGCTTGACCCATGTCGGATCTGCCCAGCCGGTGTCGCTAAACAGCGCCACGCAGCGCTGCCGATGTGGCAGTCCGTACTCGTGGACGAGTTGGGCCATGGCAACGCTGTCGTTGCCCCAAGATGTGAACAGTACGAAAGAGATGGGCGCGGGCATGTCAGGCGGCCTTCACCAGAGCGGCGACCAGAGCCTGCTCTTTGGCAGAGCGCTTGGCAACGGGCTTCGACACAGCGCGTGCAGCTTGCGCGGGGGTGAAACCGTGGGCGGCGAGGATGTCGAGGTCAGTCATGTCGGCGTCTCCCTTGTTGATGTCCAAGGTGTAGGGCCGCATGCCCTGTGTGTCAACAAGAAAAATGCAGGGCGTGAGAATAAACTTTGCGGTTGCCAACGTGCAGCACGACGCAACGTGATGCATCGTGTTGTAATGTTGGGCAGGCGCAGTACGCGCCCACAAAACAACACCGAAGGGGGGTAGCCCCTAGACGGGGCAACCCCCGGTGTTGTGACTGGGCGCTGCAAGCCGGGTGATGCTGTGCTGTAATTCGTGCTGCGTTGACGCTGCGGCCGATCGCGGATATGAGTAGGGCGCTGGGTGGCGAAGCCCAGCGCCCATAGCCAACGGAGATGAAGTCCGGTGACCGACTCGAACACTACAGGCGCGCCCGGCGCGCATCAAGACATTAGGGCGTTTTCGGAACGCTTCGGCGCGGAAGGCTGGCCGGCGATCGGTGAGACGTTCGTGCGTGGGGAGCGCGTGTTTGTGGTCACTGGCCGGGGGCACGTTGGCGTCGTGCCTGTCGTCACGGTCTGGAGTACGTGCGTCGTCTGTGACGAGCACTTCGAGACGGCGATCAACTGGCACCCGCCATCGCACCCCGCCGCGTCGTGCCCGTTGCACAGGATCGCGCCGCACCGGCCGTATCAGTCGAAGGCCGCTGACCCTGATGCGCCCAAACGCAGGCGCAAGAAGAAAAAGAAGGAGGGGCCGCGCGAGCCGACGTTCGGGCGGTTCGAGGAGATCGTGCTCGGCGTGGTGGACGAGCTGTCGCTGGTCTACACGGACATCGACCTTGACATGTTGCTGAGGCGGGCGAAGGATCTGATCGAGGCGCCACCGGCCGCTGAGCGCGACACCCGCCGCCAGCAGTGTCTGCGCGCGGTCTACAGCGTAGCGAAGAAGAAGGGGTGGGATGTCGCGGGCGGCGTCCTGTACACGGACAAATGACGAGGGATGACAGCGGACGTGGACACGGACACTCCCCCACCCCCTCTAAAGAGGGGTGGGGGATGTCTGTCCGGCTGTCCGTGTCCAGAAAGTGTTGTCTGTCCATTATGTAAACTAAGGAGCAAATCGCATGACAGAGACGACGAAACCCAAGCGCAACCGGCGCAAGCCCGAGGCGCAGATCGGCCCGGTCGGGCTGCCGAAGGTCGAGGATAGATCAGCAGACCTGCGCCACTCTGAGGTCAGCCACCGCGAGATGGCGGTACGCGGCAGTCGCATGCTGCTTGCGGCACTCGCCCGATCGGGGTTCGCACATGGCGTGCTGCTGCGCGACATGACGCCAGATGAGCAGCTCGCCGCAGCGCGGCTGGATGGCTGGCGCGGCCCCGTCATCGGCTCGGAGCGTTGGGGTAGCCGCAGGCGGCCGGATGTGGTACGGTCAGAGACATGAGCGCAGAGCCTGAGAAGAAGAGCCGCAAGGGCATTGGTGGCGCGCCGAGCAAGTATTTGCCGGAGTATTGCGAGCGCGTGATCGAGATGGGCCGTGAGGGCATGTCCATCGTCGAGATGGCGGCTGAGATCGGCGTGCACCGCGAGACGCTTGAGGAGAAGTGGGTGGAGGCGCACGCAGAGTTCGCCGAAGCCTTCGCGCGTGCGCGCGGTCTGAGCCAAGCGTGGTGGGAGCGGCAGGGCCGGCTCGGCCTGATGGCCGACAAGTTCAACGCGCAGCTGTACTCGCGCAGCATGGCTGCTCGGTTCCCGCGCGACTGGCGCGAGACGAAGGAGCAGCGCATCGCTGGCGCCGACGGCGGCGCTGTCAAGACGGAGGCGGTGGGCGCCACGCCCGACGCCATGCGTGAGCTGACCGATGCGCTGCTGAAGCAGGCCGCCGATCGGGCGAAGGGCTAGGCCCCTTGCCCTAAGCGCTGCGGGCCCTTACCATAGGGGTCAGTGAGCACCGCCGCCATCATCCCAACGCTCAACGAGCAGCAGCAGGCGTTCGCCCTGTGGCAGCACCAGTGGGCGCAGACGGCGCGCGCCAATCAGATCCCTGAGCTTGTCGCCCCCGGCGGGTTCGTCGAGTGCGGCTACCTCGCCGGGCGCGGCTTTGGCAAGACCCGCGTGGGTGCCGAATGGTTGGCGCGTCAGGTCTATCTCGACCCCGAGGGCTTCGACAGCGCGGTGGTGGCACCCACCTATCAGGACGTCAAGTTCACGACGTTCGAGGGCGAGAGCGGCCTGCTCAGCGTCATCCCGCCCGCGCTGATCAAGGCCTACAACAAGTCGGATCTCGTGATCGAGATGTACAACGTCGCCGGCGGCGTGTCGTCGATCCGCGGCTTCACGGCCGAGAAGCCCGAGCGTCTGCGCGGTCCGCAGCATTGCCGCATTTGGTGCGACGAGCTGGCCGCGTGGATGTACGACGACGTTTGGGATATGGCCATGATGGGCCTGCGTCTGGGCCGCCACCCGCAGGTGCTGTGGACGACGACGCCCAAGCCGAAGGAATTGGTCCGCAAGCTGGTCGCGCCGAAGAAGGGCCGCGTGATCGTCAGCGGCGCGACGTACGACAACCGCGCCAACTTGCCCGACAGCTTCTTCGACCAGCTGGCGCAGTACGAGGGCACGACGATCGGCCGGCAGGAACTGTACGGTGAGCTGATCAACCCGGAAGAGAGCGGCATCGTCAAGCGATCGCAGTTTCGCCTGTGGCCGCACGACAAGCCGCTACCCAGCTTCGACCTGATCGTCATGTCGCTCGACACGGCGTTCACCGAGAAGACCGTCGACAAGCGGTCAGGCGACGCCGACCCGACGGCGTGCAGCGTGTGGGGCGTGTTCCATTGGGAGAAGCGCAACAACGTCATGCTGCTCGACTGCTGGGAGGAGCACCTCGGTCTGCCCGATCTCATGCGCAAGGTGCGTCGCGAGCTCAATACGGCATACGGCGACGACGACGATGCGGCGCTGATCAAGCCGCTGTTCGGCAGCAGCAAGCCGACCACGTCGGGGCGCAAGCCGGACATCCTGCTGATCGAAGACAAGGGCTCAGGCATCAGCCTGCGCCAGATGCTTGAGCGCGAGGGCATCGAGGCCTACGCCTACAACCCGGGCCGCGCCGACAAGTTGACCCGCCTGCACATCGTGTAGCCCATCTTCGCACGCAAGATGGTGTGGCTGCCCGAGAGCGCCAAGCACCCCGGCCAGCCGCGCAACTGGTGCGACCCGCTGGTGCATCAGCTGTGCAGTTACACCGGCCCCGGCAGCGTCAAGCACGATGACTATGTCGATAGCTGTTCGCAGGCCTTAGGCTGATGATGGACAAGCGCTTGCTCGATAGTGTACAAGCCAAAAAAGATGAGCCGTCTGGGCCTCCGCCCAAGCCGGTTGCCAATCCGTACGCTGCATAGGAGCGGGCATGGAAGACGATGACGAGCTGCCCGAAGCCGAGGTTGTCGATCTGGGCGATGAAGACGACGAGGACGTGACCGACACGCCAGACGGCGGCGCGATCGTGCGTCTGGACGACGAGGACGTGGCACCGCGCTCCGAGGACTTCTACGCCAACCTTGCGGAGGACATGCCCGAGAGCGAACTGCAAGAACTGGCGCAGACGTACCTCGATCTAATCAGCAAGGACAAAGAGGCGCGCAAAAAGCGCGACGAGCAGTACGAAGAGGGCCTGCGCCGCACCGGTCTGGGCGACGACGCGCCCGGCGGCGCGCTGTTCCAAGGCGCGACCAAGGTCGTGCACCCGATGCTGACCGAGGCGTGCGTCGACTTCGCATCGCGCGCCATCAAGGAGTTGTTCCCGCCGAACGGCCCCGTCAAGGACTACATCCCGGGCGAGCCGGACGGCGACAAGGTCAAGAAGGCCAAGCGCAAGACCGCCTTCATGAACTGGCAGCTGACCGTTCAGTCCAGCGAGTTCCGCGCCGAGCTGGAGCAGCTGCTCACGCAGGTCCCTCTGGGTGGGGCGCAGTACCTCAAGGTCACTTGGCTTGAGGCGCGCAACCGGCCGGAGTTCCTGTTCGTCGCGATCGACGACATGCACTTGCCCTTCGCCGCGACGAACTTCTACACGGCGCAGCGCAAGACGCACGTGCAGTACCTGACGCAGGTCGACTACCGGCGCCGCGTCAAGAGCGGCATGTACCGCGACGTGGACCTCGGCCCTGTCAGCATGGAGCCGGACTACAGCGCCGCCGAGAAGGCCAACAACAAGATCGAGGGGCGCACCGAGACTTCGTACAACGAGGACGGCCTGCGCACCGTGTTCGAGGTGTACACGATCGCCGAGATTGAGGGCGACGAGGCGCTGCCGTACATCATCAGCATCGACAAGCCGAGCGGCAAGGTGCTGTCGATCTACCGCAACTGGGACGAGCTCGACGAGGCGCAGGAGGAGCTGCAGTGGTTCGTCGAGTTCCCCTTCGTGCCGTGGCGCGGGGCCTACCCCATCGGCCTGCCGCACATGGTCGGCGGTCTGGCGGCCGCGTCGACGGGCGCGTTGCGCGCCCTGCTCGACAGCGCGCACATCAGCAACAGCCAGACCATGCTCAAGCTCAAGGGCGGCAGCAAGGGCGGGCAGAGCCTCGAGATCCAGCCGACGCAGGTGATGGAGATCGAGGGCGGCTTGGCGGCGGACGACATCCGCAAGTTGATCATGCCGCTGCCGTACAACCAGCCGTCCCCAGTTCTGTTCTCGTTGCTTGGCTTCTTGGTTGACGCCGGCAAGGGCGTCATCCGCACCACGATTGACGACGTGGCCGACGGCAACCCGAACGCGCCGGTCGGCACGACGCTGGCCAAGATCGAGCAGGGCATGGTGGTGTTCAGCGCCATCCACGCTCGCCTGCACAACGCCATGCAGAAAATGCTGGCGATCTTGCACCGCCTCAACGCCATGTACCTCGACGACGAGGATACGGACGCCGAGATCGGCGAGGAGCTGGCCACGCGCGCCGACTTCGAGGGCCCGCTCGACGTGGTGCCGGTCAGCGACCCGAACATCTTCAGCGAGGCCCAGCGCTTTGCGCAGGTGCAGGCGGTGGCGCAGCGCGCGGCGGCCATGCCGCAGCTGTACAACCAGCGCAAGGTCGAGGAGCGCATCCTCGAGACGCTCAAGATCCCCAACGCCAAGGATTTGCTCAACCCGGCAGTCGAGCCGCGAGAGCAGAACGCCGTCAACGAGAACGTGGCCGCCACGATGGGCCGCGCGATCGTGGCCTTCCCCGAGCAAGACCACATCGCCCACCTCAAGACGCACCTCGCGTACCTGATGTCGCCGGCGTTGGGCATGAGCCCGCTCATCGCGCCGGCCTTCATCCCGGCGATCCTGAACCACATCAAAGAGCACATCGCGATGTGGTACGCCTCGAGCGTGTTCGATCTGGGCACCGAGGCAACGGGCGGCGATATCGGCGACTTGCTCAAGCAGCTGAAGACCGCAGACGACAAGCGCGCCTTCGACGGCATGCTGGCCGAGGCGTCGCAGACCGTGGTGCAGGAGGCGGCCAACGTGTTCGAGGCGCTGCCGCCAGTCATCCAGCAGGCGCAGCAGGTCATGCAGTCGTTCGCGCCCCAGCCGCCGGTCGATCCGAGCGTGCAGCTGGCTCAGGCGCAACTGCAGGCGCAGGCCCAGCGCGATGCGCAGCGCGCGCAGATCGACGCGCAGCGCCTGCAGCTTACGGCCGCGCAGACCCAGCAGAAGGCGCAGATCGATGCGGCCAAGCTGCAGCAGGGCGCCGCCGCCGACCAGCAGCGCGCGCAGATCGATGCCGCCCGCCTGCAGCTCGACGCGCAGCAGGAGCAGGCGCGCATTGCCGCTGTCCAGCAGGCTGAGCAAGGAGACCCAGCGCAAGTTGGCCGAGATGCAGGTGCGTCAGGCGATGAACACGCAGGACAACCTGACGGCCATGGAACTGGCGCAACTCGAGGTCGAGACGGGCGAGCGCTTCAGCGTGTCTACCGGCACCGGCATCAACCCGTAACGAGGAGACTGATATGAAGGACACCAAGGGTAAGCCCGTCGGCAACGACGGCATCAAGATGCACAAGCGTCTGGCAATGGGCGAAGCTGTCGAGACCGGCGCCGGCAAGGGCGCAATGGGCGGCAAGAACTCGCCGAAGACGCCTGCATGAGAATTGAGGTTCTGCTCCAGCGTCTGGAGCAATCGCAGGCCGATTTGGCACGCGATGCGCTGGAGCAACCTCAAGGCCGCGATCTTTTCGAGTACGGAAAGGTCGTCGGCATCTACGCCGGTCTTGAGCTGGCCAAGAGCGTGTTGATCGACACGGTCGCGGAGAAAGAGCGAAAAGACTTTAACATCTAACCACTTGAGCGGAGGAGCACCCGTGCAAGACTACGTCATGAACAAAGTGCAGTTTGAGTATTCCGGCATTGACGAGGCGTTCCCGCCTATCGATGCTGGCGTGAAGCCCTTCGGCAGCCGCGTGCTGTGCCAGATCCGTCTGGCCAAGAGGAAGACGAAGGGCGGCATCATCCTCACCGGCGACACCAAAGACACCGAAACGTGGAATACGCAGGTGGCTAAGGTCGTGGCCGTTGGTGATCTGGCCTTCAAGAACCGCAACACCCAAGAGCCGTGGCCAGAGGGTTCGTGGGCAAAGCCGGGGGACTTCGTCCGCGTCCCCAAATACGGTGGCGATAAGTGGACGGTTAAGATCGACGATGACCAAGAGGTCATCTTCGTGATCCTCAACGATCTGGATCTGATCGGCGCGGTGACTGGCGACCCGCTCGCCATGAAGGCGTTTGTCTGATCCATAAGGCTGAAAGGAGCCGATCATGGCTGACGTACTGAACGAGAAGGACGACGACGATATCGTTGTCGTGGAGACTGACGGCGAAGAGGCTGCGCAGACCGAGGCGCCCGCCGACGACAACGAAGACGAGGATGACGACGAGGCCCGCATGGGCACATCGGAAGACGACTCCGACGACGAGATCGTCGACAAGACGAAGAAGAACCGCGACAGCCGCGTCAAGCGTCGCCAGCTGCAGAAGGCCGCCAAGGAGCGTGCCGATCGCGAGTTGGCTTACTTGCGCCAGCAGAACTCTGAGCTGATGCGCCGCATGTCGGCCGTTGAGGGCAACACGCTGACGCAAAACGCGGCCGGCGTGCAGCAGCATTTGCAGCAGGCGCTGGCCGAGGCCCGGCAGGCTGAGCAGATCATGGCTCGCGCCATCGAGGCCGGCAACGGCGAAGACGCGGCAACGGCCCTGCGCATCCGCGACGAGGCCAAGGAGCGCGCAGCGCAGCTGTCCGCATACAAGGACCGTTTTGAGGCTGCCGCCAAGGAGGCGACCGCGCCGCGCGCCGACCCGCGCGTGACGAGCTACGCGCAGCAGTGGCTGTCAGCCAACTCGTGGTACGATCCGCAGGGCCGTGACGAGGACAGCGCCATCACCAAGGTGATCGACAACTCACTGGCCCGCGAGGGCTGGGATCCGGCGTCTGCTGAGTATTGGCACGAGCTGACACGCCGCGTGGCCAGCCGCATCAGCGACGGCACGGCCGACGATGACGGGCCCCGCGCATCGCCCCGCCGCAAGGCGCCGCCCACGGGCAACACCCGCGAGTACGCACCGGCGAGCACCAAAAACGAAGTAGTAGTGACACCAGAGCGCAAACAGGCTATGATAGACGCTGGTGTTTGGGACGACCCTGTCGCTCGCAAGCGCTACCTGAAGGCGTATCAGGAATACGACCGCAATTCGGCTCGCTAAAAGGAGAGAGCTAATGTCTGAAGAACGTATGGATGATCGCCTGAAGAAGGAACTGGGAGTTAGCCGGCAGCCCCGCGCTGCGCAGGACCGTCACACGACGGAGAACCGCGCAATCTCGGATGATGAACGGCTCGAGATGTTCCGCCTGCATCTTTACAACGACGCATTGCCTGACATTCCCGATATCCCGGGGTATCACGTGTGCTGGTTGACGACGACGAACAAGGGCGACACGATCCAACACCGCCTGCGTCTTGGCTACGAATTGATCCGCGCCGAAGACGTACCGGGCATGGAGCTTGTCACTCAGAAGACCGGCGAATACGCCGGTTGTGTGGCCGTCAATGAGATGATCGCGGCTAAGCTGCCCATGAGCCTGTACTACAGGTACATGCAGGAAGCTCACCACGATGCACCCCTCCGCGAGGAGGACAAGCTGGCCGAAACTGCGCAGCTCATGCGCGAACAGGCCGAGCGTTCCGGGGGCCGTCTTCTCGAAGGCGACGGCATGTCAGAGATGCGTGACAACATCCCGCGCAAGGGCATTTTTGCCTGAGCCGGGTAAACGCAACCCTTTTTTAAGGAAAAAGGCTCATGTCTGCCACGGTCAATGCACCGTTCGGTCTGCGCCCGGCGTACTCGCCCAGCGGTGTGATTCGTCCCACCGCCTTCACGTGTGCGTCTGGCTATGCCCAGAACATCTTCCAAAACCAGCCAGTTCGTATCGCCCCGTCCACTGGCGGCGGCGAAACTGAAGGCACCCTTGTAGCGGCCGCCGTTGGCGCCGCTTTCATCGGCGTCTTTCAGGGCGTTGAGTTCACCGACAGCGACGGTCGCCGCCGCGTGTCGAACAAGTGGACTGCCTCGCAGGCTGCTACCGAGATTGTGGCTTACGCCACGCTCGACCCGACCATCTTCTACGAAGTCCAGAGCAATGCCGCTCTGACCGTGGCAGATATCGGCAAGCAGTACGACCTGACTGCCATCTCCGGCAACACCACCACCGGCCTGAGCACTCAGGCTCTGGACGTTGCCTCCGCCGCCGCTAATGCTTCTGTCCGTCTTGTCGGCGTCACGCCCGGCCCGGACAACGCCTTTGGCGACACCTATGTCATCGCGCAGGTTCAGATCAGCGAACACCAGTTCGTTGCTGACAAAGCCGCCATCTAATTAGGAGGGCTTGAACTATGGCTATGCCGATGCGTTCAACCGACTTTCGTTCAATCGTCGAACCGATCCTGAACGAAGAGTTCAATGGCATCTATGATCAGCGCGCTGATGAGTGGTCGCAGGTCTTCAAGGAGTTCAAGGGCATCCCCCGGAACTACCATGAAGAGCCGGTGCTCTACGGCTTCGGCGCTGCCCCGGAACTTCCGGATGGCATGCCGGTCACCTACCAGTCGGGCGGCGTGCTGTTCATTCAGCGCTACGTCTATCGCGTCTACGGTCTGGCTTTCGCCCTGACCAAGGTGCTGGTGGAAGACGGCGATCACATTCGTATTGGTCAGACCTATGCGCGTCACCTCGCGCAGTCGCTGATCGAGACGAAGGAAACGCTGGGTGCCAACATCCTGAACCGCGCCTTCAACGCCTCTTACCCGGGCGGCGACGGCAAGGAACTGGTTGCCACCGACCACCCGATCGTAAACGGTGTCTTCAGCAACAAGCTGAACGTGGCTGCGGCTCTGTCGCAGACCTCGCTCGAGCAGCTGCTGATCCAGATCCGCAACGCTGTTGACAACAACGGCAAGCGTATCCGCCTGACGCCGAAGCAGATCGTCACTGGGCCGTCTAACGTGTTCCAAGCCGAAGTGCTGCTGAAGAGCGTACTGCGTGCTGGCACTGCAGATAATGATATCAACCCAGTGAAAAGCATGGGCCTCCTGACCGAAGGTCAGGCGAACCTCTCGCGTATCACCTCGACCACCGCATGGTGGGTGCAGACTGATGCGCCGGAAGGCCTGAAGCTGGCGATGCGTCGCGGCCTCGAGAAGAGCATGGAGGGCGACTTCGAGACCGACTCCATGCGCTATAAAGCCACCGAGCGCTACGCATTCGGGTGGACCGATCCTCGGGGTGTCTTTGGGACTCCGGGTATCTGAGCTAACGCTCTGAAAAAGCAATGCTTTTTGACCCCCGGCGTGAAAGCGTCGGGGGTTTTTCTTTGCACTTGCGTCTCTGTGTCTGATTTGGTATGATGCAAAATCAGTTACGAGAAGGGCGAAGCGTGAAATCTACATTAGCGGACGTGTTGGCCAAGTTTCCCGCCGGCGTCACCGACCGGTACGACTTCAGTCACGCGGTGTACCGCGGCGCGTTGGAGCGCATGACTAACATCGTCTGTCGCGAGCACGGTGAGTTCTCCCAATACCCCGCGCAACTGCGGAAGAACGGCGCGGGCTGCCAGTCTTGCGGTGATCTCGTACGCCGGGCCAAGCGTCGGTCGCCCTGCGACGAGGTGATCGCGGCCGCGATGGCTCGGCACAATGGCTTCTACAGCTACGACCGCGCGGTGTACGTCAACAGCAGCACCAAGTTCATGGTGACCTGTCCGGTTCACGGCGATTTCAGCGTGCTGCCGAACAACCACGTGTCCGGCGGCAGGGGGTGCCCAGCGTGCGGGGCACTGAAACGCGGCCACCGCAAAGATCTCGGTGGTGCGGCGCGCAAAACGGCCGACACGAAAATTGCCAAGTTCGCGGTCAAGTTCATTGCTGACGCACGGGCTGTGCATGGCGACGCCTACGACTACAGCAAAGTGGAGTACGCAGGCCAGCAGACCAAGGTGGTCATCGTTTGCCCGGAGCACGGCCCTTTTGAGCAAACCGCCGAGCACCACGTAAAGCGCGCGCAGGGCTGCCCCGAGTGCTCGCACCACCGCTCAAAGGGCGAGGCGGCGCTCGCCAAGTTCGTGTCGATCTTCGCCGACATCGAGCAGCGCAATCGGCGCGTCATTTCGCCCAAGGAACTCGACATTTACGTGCCATCCGCGTCGTTAGCTGTCGAGTATTGCGGCGAGTATTGGCATGCATCGCCGTCTGCCGAAGACGAAGCGGTCTACCGCAAGCGCCACGCAGAGAAGCAGCAGATGTGCCAACAGGTTGGATTGCGCCTGCTGACGGTCTACGAGAGCGAGTGGCTTACGCGGCAGCGCGTCATCAAGCGTCTTATCCGCAATGCGCTGGGCAAAATCCCCGGTCGACTGATGGCCCGCAAGTGCAACGTAGAGGTCTTGACGGCGCACGAGGCGGCCGCGTTTTTCGACGCCTACCACCCGCAGGGCGGCGCCGGCTGGGGCGCAAATTACGGCCTGCGCTACCGGAACAAGCTGGTCGCCTGCATGCGGTTCACCTTCGGTGCGAACGACAGGGGCGCGTACGCCGACCGGGCGTGGACGCTGACGCGATATGCTACGCGCTTGCCGGTGTCGGGCGGCGCTTCGCGGCTGTTCTCGGCTTTCGTCGCTGATCACGAACCTGAGAGCGTCAAGTCTTTTTCCGACAACCGCTACTTCACCGGCGAGATGTACGAAAAACTTGGTTTCGCGCTTGAGGAGCAAACCGAGCCGGACTATCAGGTCTACCACCCGAAGACGGGGCTGCTCCCCAAGACGGCGTGGCAGCGCAAGAAAATCCCAGCACGAATTCGCGACGTTGGGTCGGCGGAGCGTTTTGACCCGGCGTCAGACCCACGCAGCGAGCGTGACATGACGTACCTACTGGGCGCGCGTCGCTTGTACGATTGCGGAAAGAAACGATGGGTCTGGCGGCGCGTTTAACGCCGTGCTATATCATAGGCAATCTGGGTAAACCCCAGCTTGTCAGACCGGCCCAGCGGACGATGCACAGACTGACAGGCTACTTGTGCATAAGGACTGATCATGGCTTCGACCACATTTTCCGGGCCGGTAACCTCGACCAACGGCTTCATCGGCACTGTCACTGGTAACATCACCGGCAACATCACGGGCAACGTCACGGGCGACCTGACCGGCCGCGTATTTGGCACTGTCACCACCCGCTCGGGCGCCGGCGCTGTGCCGATCACCTCGGGCACCGTCCGCCTGACCACGACTGGCGCTGACGCCCTGACGCTGGCCAACGGCACCAACGGCCAGCTTCTGACCATTGTCATGGTCGTTGACGGCGGCGACGGCACGCTGACCCCGACCACCAAGACTGGTTTCGCCACGATCACGTTCGGTGACGTTGGCGACGCCGTGACGCTCCAGTACTTCACCACGCTGGGCTGGATGATCGTCAGCAACTACGGTGCCACCGTCGCGTAATCGGTATGAGAGCAGGCCGGGCGAATGGAAGTGCGCTCGGCCTGCTCTCTAGCATAAGAGGAGACGCCAATGCGCCCGATTGAACAGACCCTCGCGGTGAGCGGTGCCTCGACGGGCCCGTGGTGGCCGCTGGACATTTACACGCCCAATCAGGTGACCTCGATCTCAGCCAACCTGCTGAGCGGCACAGCCAATTACTCAATTGAGTACACCAACGAAGACCCCTTCGACACGTCGATCACGCAGCTTGCCGTGGCGCATCCCGATGCGTCCTTTACCGGCGCGACCGGCAGCCACACCGGCTTCACCACAACGCTGATGCGCGCCGTGCGCGTCAAGACCGCGTCGGGCACCGGCTCACTGCGCGTAACTGTGACCCAGCAATCCACCGCCTAAGAGGGGCACCGCATGGCCAACGTCAAGATTACCGATCTCACAGCAGCAACCACGCCGCTCGCCGGCACGGAGCTGTTTGAGACGGTGCAGAGTGGCGACAGCAAGAAGGTGGCGGCGAGCGCCATCGGCAACAGCGCCACTGCGGTGCCGTTCCTGTCGCTCGCCGGCCGTGCGTACATCTCGGCCAACAGCACAACTGACCAGCCCGGTAACATCGCGGCGGCCACGGCTGTGCGGCTGGCCAATACGTCGTTCAGCGCGGGCATCAGCATCGCCAATGATGGCGGCGGCAACCCGACGCGCATTACGTACGCATCGGCCGGCACATACATGATCGCAATGAACCTGCAGTTCAGGAACTCAAACAGCACCGATCACGACGCGACTGTGTGGCTTCGATTGAACGGCACCAACATCGCCAACTCTGCGCTGATTACAACGGTGCCGAAGGCCGCAGACGGAGGCGCGGCGCACTTCGCCGCCATTACGTACGTGCAAGTAACAGCGGGGCAGTACGTCGAGATCATGTGGCTGCCAGAGGACATTGATATCACGCTCGATTTCTTAGCCGCTGGCGCGATTGCGCCGGCTATCCCCTCGGCAATCGTTGTTTCTGAACGGATCGCGTAACGTGCCCGGCGGTTTCTCCTTCGACCAGAACGCGAAAATGGCGCGGGACGAGATCAATGACGCCCTGAGCGTGTTTCGAGGCGCGCCAGCCGCCCCGGTGCGGCCGCAAATGCCGCCGATGAGGCCTCAAATGGCGCCGATGCAGCCGCAAATGGGCTCGATGCAGCCGCAAATGGCGCAAATGCCGCAAATGGGCGCGCAAATGAGCCAGATGCGCCCCCAGATGCCGCAAATGGGCGCGCCGATGGGGCGAATGGGCGCTATGCGGCCGCCGATGGCGCCTCAAATGGGCCCTCCGTTGCGTTTTAAGCGCGGTGGACACGTCAGCAGCGACGATTTCGCCGTAAAACGCGACGAATACGCCTCTGGGGGCGGTGCGTGGACGCGCAAAGAGGGCAAAAACCCTGAGGGCGGCCTCAATGCCAAGGGCCGTGCCTCGCTGAAGGCGCAGGGACAGGACATCAAGCCGCCCGTGAGCGCAAAACAGGCCAAGAAGTCGCCCAAGGCGGCCGCGCGGCGCAAGAGCTTCTGTGCGCGCATGGGTGGCATGGAAGGCCCAATGAAGGACGACAACGGCAAGCCCACGCGCAAGGCGCTGGCGCTGCGTAAGTGGGACTGCTGACATGAGCGATTTTGCTGTGAAGCCGATCTGGGATAAAAAGCGGCCCAAGGATCTGGGCGAGCCCAAGAGCCTGTCGGTCAAGAAGAAGAAGTCCGCGAAGGCGCGTGCGGCTGCGGCCGGCCGCCCCTACCCCAACCTCGTCGACAACATGGCAGCAGCTCGCAAGAAAGGTAAGTGACATGGACGGCTTCAAAGACAGCACCAAGATGAAGTACATGGGCAGCGGCATGGTCGACGGCTACGCCAAGGGCGGCAGCGCCAAGGCTGGTGCCAAGATCGCCAAGGTCATGGGCGAGTTCAAGAAGGGCGACCTGCACAGCGGCTCGAAGGAAGGCCCGAAGGTCAAAAACCCGAAGCAGGCGATGGCGATCGCGCTCAGCGAAGCCGGCAAGAAGCCGATGAAGAAGGGCAGCGGCGGTGACGTGAAGATGCCGTCGCCCGCCGAGAGCGCAGCCAGCGGCAACCGCATGGCCGAGATGGAGGCGCGGGAAGAGCGCTTCATGGCGCGCCGCGCCCCGGGCGTGGGCTCCAAGACTGAGCGCGAGATGCGCGAGATGAAGAAGCGCGTGCCGGCCACGCGCCGCGAGCCCCTGCTGCCGCCGGTTGGCGAGAGCGTGCGCAGCGGCAACCGCATGTCGGAGCAGGAAGGCGCTGAGATGCGCGGTATGATGCGTCGCAAGATGGGCGGCCTCGCCGCCATGCCAAAGAAAGGCTGCTGATATGGCTACTCCGGCGGCGCCCCTTCCGGGCGAAACCCCTGAACAGCGTCGAGCGCGGCTAAGTGCGGCGTATGCGGTTCAGGCGCGCATTGATGCTCAAAGGCAAGCGGAATTGGAGGCGCAGGAAGAGGCTCGGCGCAAAGAGATGCAGGCGCGGATAGATAATATGCTGCGTTCCGCTTACGTGCTGCCGCCGCTGCCGCAGTTGCCGGTGCCGGTGCCGGTGCCGATGCCGGAGATGGTGGGGGCGCCTATGATCGGTGACGGTCCGCTGCGCCCAACTGCGGCGCAGCTCGCTGAGTATAACGCCAGCGGCCGCAAAGGCATTTGGGACTCTGTGAAAGGCGTATTTACAACTTCGCCCTACGGTCCTCCGCTGCCGCCAGAACCGCCGCTGCCACCGCCGCCGCCGATCCCAACGTACTACGATCCGGTGCCGCCGGTGGTGCAGCCAACGCTGCCGCCGGTAGATATAGTAGAAAATATAAGGCTGCCGACGCCGCCGACGATGATGGAGCCGCCGATGCCAACGCCGGCGCCGATGCTGATTGAGCCGCCTGTGCGGGTGGTGCAGCCGAAAACCACATCTTACGTTCCCGCCTATTCACCGCAGCCGCCCGCGAAGCCCGGTGCACTAGGGTATTTGCAGCCGCCGATGCCGGTCGATCCGGGCTTTGTAATGGATATCCCAACGTTCCGGCCGCCGATGCAGCCGCCGGAGCCCTACACGCCGCCGGTATTTGAGCCCTACACGCCGCCGATGGCTGAGCCATACACGCCGCCGAGCATGCAATTCAGTGTCGACATGCCGCGCATGGATTACGCCCGGGATCTGTACGGCGTTATTCCCGACAATATGTCGATGCTCAAAAGGGGCGGCCTCGCCGTGAAGCCCAAGAAGGGCAAGTGCTAAGGCGGGAGGCGTCTGGCTTGTCGCCGGACGCCCCCTCCTGTATAGTTGCCGCGCCAGAGATGCCTGCTCTCGCTAGTAGGCTGCTGAATGAACCCAGCGAGCGGGATTGATGGCTTACAGCAACACAGTATCGCAGACGGTGTTCGACACCCGGAAGGTCATGGAAAATGCCTTCCGGCGCTGCCGTGTGCGCCCGGAGATGATCACGGCCGAGTACGTCAGCGTTGCCAACGACCAGCTGTACCTGCTGCTGTCGGATCTCGCCAACATGGGCGCGCCGCTCTGGTGCATCGAGAAGCAGATCCTGCCGCTGTACGATGGCGAGGGCTACATCACGCTCGACGCCAAGGTCGTCGACATCCTCAACAGCAACCTGCGCCAGCTGCAGACGGTTACCGGCACCAACACGACCACGGCCACGACGCGCACGATTGCCTTCGGCGGCGCCACATTCGTCACAACTGTTGGCGTGAAGTGGTCTGCTGCGGCGGTGCCGATCGCCCTTGAGCGCTCCGTTGACGGCATCGTCTGGACAACAATTCAAACCGAAACGCCCACTGCAGTAGCCG